CGCATCAGCAACAGACGCCGCAACGTCCGCAGACGAAACGACGCCGCTCGACCCCAAGGTCGCGCCAATGTCAGACACGGCCCCGGCGGCAGTATTGGAAGCCAGCAGCGTGCCCGTGTTTGCCGCAAGACTCTCTGAAGTGACAGCCGCCGTCTCAGCCGCCGTTTCACCAGCCGTAGCCGTCGAAGCGGCAACGTCGGGAACGACAGCCCCGGCTCCAGCACTACCAGCGGCCCCAAAGATTTCTGGCCCTGCGACCAATGCCGTTGCCAGCATTGCAATGTCGCCTAATAGCCCCGGCCCGTTGGAGGCGTTGTACTGGTTCTGAACCTGTTGGTTCATCCACTGGTCGTAAGCGAGCGCCGCCGCGCTGGTATCGACGTTTTTGTCGCCCTTGCCGCTGCCGTCCTTGTTGTTTGTAGCCGGAGTCTGCGTCGGCGTTGGCGTCGGATACGACGAACTGCTGACCCCTTGGACCGACGGAATCGTCGTGCCGGGATCTTTGATTCCAACTTGCGAGTTGGCCTTTTGCAGCGACGTTTCGTTAAGTGGCACTACTGATCCCCAGGCTCTGATCTAGAACCGAGTGCAGGTCATTGTGCATTTGATGCCAAACCTGAAAGTTCTGTGGGTTATCCCATTCCATTTCCAGCAATTGCGCCGACACGGTGTCATCGTCCGATGCGTAACGGAGCATCCCAATGTGGTTGAGGATGTGCCGTCCGAACCAGTCTGAGTCAATCTTTTCTGCAAGGCTGGAATACGGCAGCGCCACGCCTTTGTACGAGATCGCTTGCAACTCCACCCGGTGACGTTGGTCGTGAGCAAGCAACCAAGACTGAAGCCCTTGGTTGTCGCCGTACACCAGATCACCGAACGGAGTGACGATCACGTCTTGTCCACCTTGTCATCAAGGCGGTCGAAGATCTTGCCAAGCATAGCCTTTACCTCAGCAATGTCGGCGCGATAGTCCTCGCGCTGCACATACCGCTGATAGACGCCGCTGCGGAAATTGTTCATGTCATCTTCTAACTCGTCGATCTTCTGGAACAAACGCGACAAGCCCCAGCCCATAATTCCCATTACAAGCGTAATTGCTCCCATCGCTATTTCATGCCAGTCAATCACAACACCCTCGTTACCGTCATGTAAGAGCCTGCGTACAGCGTGGTAGCGGTTGCGTTAGACACCGCTTGCGCCCATGCCACGCCAAGCGTTCCCGTTCCAGTCGCAACAAGCACGGCGCTGACTTTGAATGTGGAGTAATACGTTGCCGTGCTGGTAATTCCGACAAGTTGAATCGCGGAAGATGAGGGGGACGCCTGAATGGCTTGAGATACGTACCCTAAATAAGACGATGCAGGAGAGATCGCACCGCCAATTACAACTGCTGGAGATGTTGTCGGCCCCGATGTAAACGAGCCGCCGTAATTTAGATTTAGAACAAGACCGCCGTTATTGGACACGCCAGTAAGCAAATACGAAGTGTTGATGAACACTTCAATTTGATACGTACCAGAGGATGGAATTGCATAAACCAAATCAGGGTCATTGGTCAGCGCTGCGGTACTGGCCCGTGCCGTATTAGCAGGCTTGGCGACCGCCGCAACGTAATTTATTGCCGTCTGAAGCGACGTAAAGTTCGCGTCCAACTGAGCCAATGGAATTGGTCCCGTCTGACTAGCAAACGTATTCGGCACAAGCGCGTTAGGAAAAGTCATGTTACCACCGCTTTCTGTAAGTGAAGTCCATAGAGACTGACGTAATCGAGAACGGCGATCCAGCAGTCGACGTAAAGGTCATGCCGACATACTTGCCGTAGCCGCCCAATCCGTCAGCAAAGTACAGCGCATACGTTGCGTTGTACCAAGAGATTGTCGCTGAACTGTTGTTAGTCCAAAGAACCGTGTTGCTGGAGCTGTTCACCCACGCAATATTCTGCGTTCCGGTAGTCGGATTCAGGTTGGTCGATTGATTTGGCGTATCCAGCGTCAACGTAAACGTCGAGCCGATACCAGATGGAGCCGAAACTTCAAAGCCAGCGCGGAACACTTCTTTGTCGGCAAGCGAGTTGTCCATAGACCACAGCGCCGTCTTGTAACTGGTCGCTGGGCTTGCCGAATAATTGGCAAACAGGCGGTACAACTGGTTGTTGATGAGGGCAAACAGACTCGGGACGTTGTTGTTTGTCCCCGCCATGCCAGATCCAACAAACGTGCAGCCCGTCGGCGGCTGGTAGAACCACCATTTGCTATCAAACAGACACGCCAGAATGATCCGAGTGCCAAACACGGGATCATTCAATTGCTTGATCAGGAAAGCCGACTGAGCAATGCTCCAAACCTCAACTGTGCCGCCCGACACCGTCCAGGACGGATCCAAATATTGAGTCGTGCCGTCAATTGGCTCGCTGACACGCTTGGCTGTAACGCCTTCCAAACCCCACAGTCCATAGGGATTGGAGAAGTACATCCGTCGATCCAGCGCAAACACCGACATCTGCTGATCTGTGCCGATCAACGCCTGCACGTTGACGATGCTGAACACCGGCGATGGCGGGACAGCGCCGTTCGGAATGTAAACGTCCGAAATCACGAACACCGATGACTTGCTGAACAGGTACAGATACCCGTTGGCCGACAACAGTCGAGTCACTTGGCCCCGGATCTGAGGGTCGGTAAGGTTCTGAACTAACGACCCTCCAGCAAGATCCCAGCCGCTGTCTACGGTGCTAAACGTGATGGTTTGGTAGTTTGAAAACACATACACAGACCCTGATTTGTTCGTTCCAGTCGTTTGTCCTGTGATTGGAACCGTAGTGCTGCCTGTGATGTAAGTTGACGCAACCTGAGCGTTTGGAGGCAAATTGGCAGATTGAGCCGTAGACGTGATGAATGACCCGGCTTGAATTCCCGTTGCAGATCCAACGACCAATACGTTTTCGCCTGTTCCGAACGTAGCCGTTGTTGCGTATTGAGCGGGACTGCTGTTTGTCGTTGCCGCGCTTAAACCAATTACGCCAGTTGTTAAGTTAACAGACGTAACCGTTGTGCCTGTTGCAATGCCTGTTCCAGTAACGGTTGATCCAACAACAATGTTTCCTAACGCGCTTGCCGCTTGGTTAACCGTGATAGTCGTAGATCCCGATGACCAAGTACCCGTTGTGCTTAACGGCGTTCCGGTCGATGCGCTGTACTGATTCGGGTTGCTGATGTACAAGAAACGATTGGAATAGATCCAAACGTAATTGTTGTACACCGCAATATCAGGATTCACATATGACCCAGGCAAAATGCCGCCGGTAATCGCGTTCCACGTGGAACCGTTCCAAGAAAAATACCCGTTGGTGTCCACAACGAGAACCGCTTGGTTCTTCCATTGATCCATCTTGCTGGCAGACCCAGACAAGGTGTAGCCAGAGTTGATGTTTGCCGTCAGCGTGTTAGTTGCAATGTTGTACGCGCTGACAGTCCCGTCCGTACCAAAACAGATCAGGTAGTCGGTGTTGTTGATGTTTGCGTACTGAAACCGATAGATCGTTGACGAGAACGACACGAGCGCCGTAGGGCTTGGAACCGAATGAAGGTTCGACGCGCCAATCGGCATGAGATTGACGAGATCGTAAAACGTCTCAGCCGGGATAGCCGTACGGTCGTTTTTTGTGTTGATGCCATTGAATTCACGAAAAATCTTCGTGACCGGGTTTCTTTCGCCCTTTTGCGCGTTATCACCTGCGGGTGGGGGCATAGAAACCTCTTATTTGACGTATGGATCAGGAATGACCCGATTTTGCCACGCTTTCGTCTCAACAAGAATGTGCTGCTTGTACATCTGCAAGAACGCTTCTGCTTCCTGCATCTGCTGCTCCCTAAACTTGGCAAGGTACGCAGCGTAATACTTGATGCCCGTTGTCCACGGCTCCGTGATCGGTTCCGGGGTGGAATCGGTGGTCAGCGGAGGGGGAATCAGGTTTACATCCCAATCGCTGACGTAGGCCTGATCCGGGATTGGGCCAACATACACGCTGGTAATGCCAAGCCTGCTGAAACAAACAGGCCGGGACTGCATGGTCTGCCAATACCGAAACTGAGCATCAAACCGAGTCCACGGAAGATACGCGAGTTTGATGCGCGTAGTCCCCCAGTAGATCGTGATGCCCATGATGTCGACGATGGTGTATCCCGTCAAACTAGACGGCAACAAACTTTGGATCGTCGACAGGGTGTACTGCTCAACCCCGGCGGTCAGGGTGATGCTTGTTGCTAACTGACGGAGGCAGCGGGTGTCTTTGCAGACTCGATTCCGTGCCTCATTGATGTAGTCAGTCAGTTCGGCAGTAGACCAATACTGAGCGGAAGTGTCATGCAGCAACCGCTGCACTTGCGTGATGTAGGTGGTCAGCACCGCTCAGACTCCACACGTTACAGATCCCCGAACGTCCCCGTCGCTTCAGAAGGGGAGGAGGACGAATCCTCCTCCCCGTCATCCACACCAGCATTTACCAGGGGTGTCGGTTTGCTGATCTTGGTTCGCTTTTTAGGCGAGATATCGGGGACAGGCAGCGTCACTTCTTCAAACGAGATGGCATTCAGGACGTTCAACGCTTCTTCATACGTTCTGCCGTCTAACCAGCCGAGACGATGGAAGCACTTCGTTTTATCTTCTCGACCAAAGTCAAAGATGTGAGCCGCTGCCGTCAGGTGGATGTCGGTAGGGATGCCAACTTTGAACAAATAAGCCTTCCCGTCATACATTCCTTTGATGTCCATGCCCGTGTTGTTTACAACGCGCACGTAATCAGATGTATCAAGAATTCCTTCGTTCATATCAGCACCCCTGCCTTATCCGTTACTCAACAATCGAAATGTACGACGTACCAGCGGTGGTCGTGGTCGCAAGGAAGTCCTGCGGACCAAAACGCAACTGACCGTACGTCGGCGTCGCCGTACCAGCCGCCATGACGCGGTTGACCGGAGCCGTCGAAATGGTCGTAACACCAGCGCCGCTTGGCCCCTGGACAATGTTTGTGTTGTCCGGGTTGTAGTAGGCGTTGAGGTTACCCGCAAGGTTGAAGTTGACGCATTGCGCCGATCCGAAGAACGGCACGCCAACCGAGGTCGACAAGTTCGGGTTGTAGTTAGCAACCGACGAAAGCAACGCCGACTGGAACACCGGCATAAAGATCAACTGGATGGTCGCGCTTGTAAACGTACCGCCCGTCACGCTTGTAGCAAACGTGAAAGTGGTCGTCGACGGAATGGTCGAGATCTGGAAGATCGGACCGTTCAGCGTACCCGTACCCGTGGAACCCGTCACGCCCGAGAACGTGAAGAAGTAGTTCGGGAGCGTACCCGCCGCAGGGCTGAACGTCAGACCGTGAGCAGTCGCAGTCGTGACCGTAGCAACGTTGTTAGCAAAAGCAACGGTGAAGTTGTTTGAACTGTACGCAATCGAAGTTTGCGTAGTCTTGAGTTCGGTAATGTAGTCACTACCGGGAAGTGCAATCTTTAAATCTGACATGGCTTTCTCCAGTCCAAGGTTATTAGATAGGCAACGGCTGAGCGAGGCCCGTGACCTTGACGCAAGTCTTGGGCTTGGTCAGAACAAGTTCGCACAGGGTCAGCACAGCGCCAACATAACCGAGCTGGTAATTTGACAGCAGCGACTCAAAGCCCGTGAACGCGAACGACGCTTGGTCGTGAACGTACAGGTTCAGGTAGTTGCTGTTCAGGAGGTACAGCGTACCTTCTGGGCAGTACGGATCGGCGTAGACCGGCACGCCAGCAATGTCGATGGCGCGGAACAGCGAGCGCGGACGGTCGCCGTCACTATCAAAGCCTTGACCCGGCTGGATCTGGTACGACTCAAGAGCCTGGATGTCGTTGGCGAGACCGAGGTAGGTCGCGATACCAACAACGCCGAACGTCGGCATTTCCGAACCGTACTTCTGGGCCGCAGCAATGTACTGCATAGCCTTGATACGGGTCAGGTTGCCCGAGGTAGAATAGACCTTGGACTGCCACCAAGCGTTCGCTGTTCGGTTGATGTTGCCATAAGTTGCGGTAGTCGTTCCGTCATCGACTGCTGCTGGCAGGCCAAGTAACTGCTGCGTGGACGAGGTGTTGTTGTACAACGCATTCGCCATCGCATCGACCATGCTGTTCGTGGCGTCGTTCATACGCGCTTCGATCAGCGGGATGATCGCGTGATCCATCTGCACCGCGCCTTCCATTCCGAGGAACGGGATCGGCGTGATCAGCGACTTGAGGTTGAATTCAGCCAAGAACGCGCCCTGCTGAGCCTGCGGCTGGTTGAACGAACCTGAATAGTCCGACCATTGCGTGTTAACAAACGGCTGGCCCTGAACCGGAACCGAGACGCTCGACACACCACCCGAGGCAGTCTGCGAGTTTGCCAACAAAGCCGCGATGACCGGGCTTGACTGGTACAACTGCACAACCATCTTCGGGATAAACGCACGGCGGGTGACGTACGTAAGTTCGTTGGCAATCGGACCCGCTGCCGGGACGATGCCTTGTCCAAATACTGGCATTTTCGTTTACTCCTGAATCAAAGTTTACGCTGCCAGCACACCCCGCCGCAGCCAAGTGTTTTATTACCTGACGCCCATCCGTTTCGCACGAAGTTCGTTGACCGCTTCAAATGCCTGACTCTTAGCCCATCGGTTCTTGTCGGACCAAAGTTCTTTGTTGTCAGGCATCGACATTGGCGTGACCGACTCCGGAGTCGCCGGAGCCAGTTCACGTTCTTGACGGAGGAACTTGACGGCAACGTCGTAATCGCCAATTTTGTTGGCGATCATTGCCTTCTCAACATCCTCTGGATCAAACCCCTGCGACCGAATCTTGGCGTGGGCTTCGGCACGGCGCTGCGATTGAAGATGCTCGGTAGCCTGCTCGTCTCGCTTCTTCAGTTCAGCGCGAAGTGCTTCCACTTCTGACTGGAACTTGTCTTCAAGAACGTCAGTATCAGGCACAGGCATATTCGGGTTCTTTTCCCGAGCCAGTTTGCGGACAGTCTTAGCAACGTCCGGGTTGCCCTGCACAAAATTGTACAGCGCAAGCGCTTTGGCCTGATCGGCCTCCGACAAATCTTCTAGAGCCATGTCAAATACCCCTTACTAACCTTTACCGACCCCTCGTGGTGCCCTTTTTATCAAAAGGCACGTTTGACTGAGTTTGACCCGGCTTGTGGATCTTGAAGCCGTTCAGCATGAAGCCGCGAGCGCGACCCGACTCAAGACCGCCGTATTCCATGTAACGGGGCGGGTTGCGAATCTGGTCGTTCGGGCTGGCGTTGTCCTGCGGATCACGGATCTTGAGCGAGGACGAAGGATCAAACAGACGATCACCTGGCATGGTGGCGCTTCCTTACATTGGTGTTGGGAGAGGAGCAGGGCCGGCCGGAGACGGTAGACCCGGAGGCGGCTTTCCGGGGCCGGCTAGCCCCGAAACGGCCTGCGCGATCTCCGCAGGCATGAGTTCTTTATCTTTACCGGCGGTTTCGCCGAAGGCTTTCGTCAAAGCAGAGACGGCTTTCATAACCGCGTCGCCTTGTTCCGTTCCCGGCGGGAACGTCTGAAGAGCCATCGTAAGTTTCTTGATAACGACTTGAACGTCGGCTCGACCACCCGCCTCATTACCCTGTTTGGGTTGCGGAGTCATCATGGGGGCCGCTGACGGACCCGGAGCCTTGGGAGCGCCGCCGGGAGCGCCGCCGCCGCCACTAAGTGCTTGTGCAATTTCAGGTGGTACGCTCATGGGGGTCTTTCTATACCTCGCGAAATTACAAAGTCAACAGATACAAAAAAGCCGCAGCGATTAGGGCGCTGCGGCCTGCACGACGGATATACCGGAGCGAGTCTAGGGATGATGGGGGGTTAGACCGCTACGGCAGACCGCATTACTTGCGCTTGTGCTTGCGACCACCACGACGCTTAGCCATGTGCGTGTCTCCTGTGTTGCATAGCCAACCCCTTATGTCCTGAGTTCGACTTAGCGCTTCATCTTGCGCTTATGGGACCGCTTGTGACGCATCACTTAGACCCTCGTGGTTTAGCGCCTTGCGCTTCTGCTTGCTCTTTAGCCTGAGCAGCCTGCGCTTCAGCGGGTTCAATCTTGGTTCTCAGTCTCGTTTTTAGCAGTTCCTTCATAGGCACGTCAAGCAAATCTAAAAGCGATTCACGATCAATGGCTTTGGCCTTGAACAACTCAAATGCCAGCGCCCGTTGATCCTCTTGGAAGATTGGGCTGTTGGAGTGAGCGTCCACCTTAACAATAAAATTGTTGCTGAACTGTTCCGCGATGAACTCAATCCCGTCATCTCCGCGAAGTGTTTCTGCGTCATAGGCTTGCATCAACTGGAGATAAAGGGTCGCGAGTTTTTCCAACTGATCTTCAACAATCAACGCACGCTTCTTGGCGCGGCTGCTGCCCAAGCGTGCAAGGTTCGCTGCGTGACCTTGCGAGCGTACACCCGACTCGCCCTTGCCCTGCATGACGTTTGTGATGCCCGAGATTTCCTCAAACATCATGTCTATCTCGCGGATCTCGCGGAACAGATCATCAGGAATGTCGGGCTGCACGGTCTCAAGTTTCGCCCCAGGCATATCGCCAACGACGAGACCGGATGGCGAGTCCATCGTGTCCATGATCTCGCTGACATCGCCTTGGAAACCCGAGCCAAACTTAGGAGGCCGAGCCTGCAAGTTCATCATGTGCTGGATCTGTTCAAACCGCTCGTTACGCATACGCTGCAACGGGATCAGTTTGTCTACCTCTGAGTAACCCCAGAAGTAATCATGCGCTGGCGTCGGACAAACCTGAATGAACGGCGCTTCGTTCTTCAAGAACATACGATCAAGCGTGCGGTCAAAGATCACCACGCCGGGATCAGCAATCGTCACAACCTGATAGTCGCCTTCTTCGGTGTTCCACACGTACAACTCAGTCATTTTGACGAGTTTTTCCGCAACGCGCGGTTTATAGCGAACAGGCGTGTCGAGACTGAAATTGATGTTGCCGATGATGTTCGGCTGCGACGCGCTGGTCTCAATGCGATCCATCACTTGCTGCTGCGGCGTACTTTCGCGCGGCCCCGGATTGATAACCTTCAGCAGGGATTCCAGTCGCGGATGCTCAATCTCTTTGAGTTGAGTCTCCATCTGACTGACCGTCACGTAATACGAGTGACTGAACGCTTCTTGCTTCCAAAGGCCGCATACGTCTTCGCGCAACACGCCGATGTCGTGCGGCTCAACGACGTACGGCTCAAACTGTCCGTTGAGACCGATGCGGATCTTCACGAACATCGAACCGTAAACAAATGACCACAGCAACGCTTGCGAAAACACCAAATCAGAATTGGACAAATGCCAAGTGTCATTCAACTTCTGCATCAACGGGACAATCATATTTTTGTTCAAGTCGGACACCGACGGCGGCAAGTCAATGCTGAACCGCGTAGTCTCCGACGAGTACATGAGTCCTGCCAACTGATCTATGTGCGGATAGATCTTGTTGACCACTTTGCCGTCAGCGCCTTCTGGTCCAGCGCCAAACAAAAAGAACATCCGCTGGTTCTGGTACGTCTTGCGACGATCCTCGCGGGTGTTATTGCACTTCTCCTGCAAGTCCATGTAGAAGTTGAAGCGCTCGACATCCTCTTTTGGAATCTTCATACGTTAAGCCTCCGGCAATGGACCCCTGAATCGACCATCAAGCATAGATGGTTTTGGTTGAGGCAGCGTACCCGCCATTTGCATAGCCTGGGTAGGCTTAAACTCGCTTAGATTGACCTTTTTACCCCAAGTGGCGGCGAAATCCTGCGGTTTTTCACCCTTTCGGAGTTCCTGCATCATGCTTGTGCCGCCCTCTTTGTCGGCCTTTAAATCGCGCAATTTGTAGGTATCGGCAAGGTCTCGCTGCATTTCATCCAGCCTTCCGGTCACCACACCGCGCATCGCAGGTGCTTGGCGTATCTCTCTGACCACAAACCGGGTCGAGCAGCCCTTGGGACACCGCGGTATATCGTCTCCCGATACCCATTCCTCAAACGGGCCGTGCGCTTTGCAGGCGAATTCTTTGAGTACAGCCATCATCTTGCTCCAAATGGGTTGGTAAGTTTGTTTTTGTCCGTGTTGTGCAGAACCGGCGTGGCTTTGACCATTAACTGCAAGCCTTTCCCGGTCAATCGCACGGATCCTTTGATCCAGTTCGGTATTGGCAACGGCTTCGGATCGGTTGCTATGACGATCGTGGCGGCGCGTACGCGGCCGTTCTTATCCACCTTGTCTATGCGCGGGATGAAGTTGCCGGCCAGAACCAACTTGAACTTGGCCGTCAGTCGGATACGCACGCTGAACCGAATAAATAGTTTTCGAGCTCTGAACTGCTTCCGCAACGTCGCGTGGAACACATTGTCTACGTCCATCGCCTTAAACAGCACAGACGGCGCGCCCTTGTACGGGCTTTGATCGTTCTCTACCAGCCAGAAGTAAGCGAACGACAGATGCTCATCGTTCCACGCCAGATCCGTATCTTCCCCTGGCGTATTACCTTTGAACACGGCTACCACGGGATATCCTCACGTTGGAAGTCAATGCATCTTGTTTGTTGACCAACACGCCAAGATCTTTCAGGTAGTTCCGAACCATAGACGGGCCCTTGATCTCCACGCCGCTCTTGTTCATCTCAATCATCCGCTCCAACTCGCTGTTGCGGCTGATGTTGGCCGCCATGAGTCTAGAGCGCACCTGATCATTCCAAGCCAACAGCGCCAGCGAGGCGGCGACCACGCGATCATCTCGCGCGTTGCTAGACGCCTCCGGTGCGGATCCTGACTCGCGCACGATGGACTTCATCTCGTCCAACAAGTCACGGCTTGCGATCGTCGCCATGCCGCGCTCAATGTAGTCGCGCATATTGTTCATCATGCGCTCTTTCATCTGGAACGTAGTCTGCGTGTGCAGAGCGCCTGATGCGCCGTAGACGCTGTCGTACTTGCGGTACAAGAATTCCCGCATCGACTTCATTACATCCTTGAGGATCGGCCGGCTGTCCGACGAGCCGAAGATCCGTTCCTTCCTCATGTTCTGCAACTCGTTCAACACCGCCTGACCGGGGCCGTTGACCTCCAAGTTGAACGTACACGGTCCATACGCGCCAGCGAGGTACGCGATCACCCAGGCGAATTGCGCGGTCGTTAGGTTGTTGTCCGCGAACTCCGCAACCTGCATACAACCGTCCGACCACACGCGCCACACCGAGCAAACGAACAGATCGGCGTTCTCAGACGATCCGTATGCAGGATCTGCCCCCAGTACATAGAAGGCGTGCTTGCTCGGGTTCTCCCACACCTTCAACGAACAGGTCTTGCTGTTCGCCGACATCAACTCAGTCTCAATGAAATTGTTCCTGAACGACAGCCGGTAGTACTCCGGGTTCTTCAACTTGTTCACGTCTTGGTACAGCTTTGACAGTACCACTGGGTTGAAGAATTGCGATCCACTCGCTTGAAACGCCTGCGTCTCAGTCCACGGATACTCTTGCAACCGCATGGACTCGTCCGTCTGTTGCTCAGCGGACAACCAACGCCACCACGCGATCTGCTCGTCATCAATCTCAACGCCGTACAGCGACTTGACCTCTTTCGCCCACTCACGTTCTTGCGAGGTGATGCGGCCCTTCGGACCGTAGTACGCCTTGTACACGGCGCTGTCGCGCGAGAACCGATAAAACTCGTTCGCCCACCAACTGACAAAGATGCACTTCTGGCTCACGGCCGTCTGAGCTTCCTTCCATTGGTCGTAGAACAAATTGAAGCCACGCGCGGTGGACTCCCAATGGTAGAACCGATTCGGATTCTTCTGCGCCAACGACGCACGCAGCGACGCGAACCCTTGCGCGTCACCCCACGATGACATCTCTGTCGCGTGCAGGAACGACGGCGCGGACGATCGTCCCAGCGAGCCGCCGCCTGTCTTCTTCGTGCCGGCCACGCGGTACAACAACTTTGTACCTGTACTGAGGACTAATTGGTTGCGGTTGTGATCCTTGATCGGCCGCTTCCATTGATCCGGTAGCGAGGCATAGTACAGTTCCAACGTGCTGCGAAACTGATCTCGTGCGGTATCTTCATGCACCGCCAACATCCCGGTCATGCCTTTGAACCGGAACAGCCAGAACATATCCAGCGCCAACGACAAGGTACTGATACCCGCCTGCCGGCACTTCAACGTCACAAATTCTTGCTTCCCTTCCTCAAAGCCCTCAACGATGTGCCGAAGCAACCATCGCTGCGTGCCGAGCATACTTGAACCTAAGCGCAGCATCCCGCGCTCTTTTGTATCAATCAGCAGCGCGTTCGCAAACTGCATGAACTGGCTTAACGGGAATTGCATCTTTTCTTCCAACAA